CTTCATGAATATACTCCTTCTAATATGTGCGAGATCACTGCACGAGTGAAGCCATTGCCGATCATCTTGTAGCGTTGGCTGTTTGATATGTTAGTAACGTCTAGCTTGTCACCAAAGACACCATACTTAGTCCATCCATCAGGCAAAGTCTGAAGACGTTCACATTCTAAAGGTGTTAATGCTCTCCAATGTAGTTTGCCTGTCTCTACCTTAGGCATTCGCCATCCACCCTGCATAGTAGTCAGGGTAGGACTCTTGCCTTGCCTAGAGTAGACACGCTTAATGATGTCATAACCTTTGAGGTCAGCTTCACCGACTTGCTTACAACCTTTGTGATTGAAGACCACTTGCCTACGTGACTTCTCAAAGTACATCTTCATGCTACCACCTTTGAAGTAGTTAGCATCTACACAATAAGACTTATCCCTGTCGGTCATGCTGTCATCTTCTAGTATATCCTGTAGTACGATGCCCATGTCAGCCAACTCGTTGTGTGGCACGTTGGTTATGTAGACACGCTTCCTAGACTGAGCAGACACAGTAGCACTGTCATGTATATACATCTCAGCGTCTGGTCTGATACAACGAATGAAGTCATACCAAGTATGTCTAGCATTAGACACAACATTCTCAAAGAGATAGAACTCTGGGTTCAAACCTTCCAATGCATCATACATAACCTCAGACAAGTCACGACTATCTGAAGTGCCAAGCTGTTTACCTGCAACGCTGTATGGCTGACAAGGGAAACCTGCAAGAAGAAGAAAGACATCTCTGCCCATCAGTTCTCGCCAACCATTAGCGTCACCATGATGTATAGCATGAGGTATTCTGTATCTGGACACAGCACTAGCATACTTGTCTGTTTCGAATGTGTGATACTCGTAGTCACCATCAGGTGATACATCAATACCTGCATCAAGGCATGAGAGGTAGGCACTGTCTGTACCACCACACAAGCTGACTATAATTTTTTTATTCGTCATGTAACATCTCCTTTGTCATGAGTTTAGCCTGAAAGGCTCTGTGTTTAGCTTGGTTCTCTTTCACCTTGTGACGTTTGTCACCTATAATCTTAGGCTTCAAGACACCTTGTGCCACAGCTTCTGCATGTAGCATATTACGTGGTCTTTTTCGCATTACCTTTTTGTATATAATTTTAGCCATTGGCTATCTCCTAATGATATGTTTGTACTGGCGTTGGTGCTTCATAGACATAGCCTAAGTCTGGCTCATCATCAAGTGTATACTCTTTGATGAAATCAAACTCGACTACTGCATCTGGGTAGCACATCTCTGTAAGATGCAAGGCATACTCAATAGCAGAAGGTGTACCCTTCCTGACAAGAGGGTGAGAGCTACCAACTCTCACCACACCTCGTTGACCATCTACTGAGATAAATATCTCATAGTGTATCATGGTTAGGCTACCTTCTTCTGTATGAGGAAGGACTTGATTGGCACATAGCTTGCCACTCTTCGCTTGCCTTTCCTATCATAGGCATGGAAGGAAGAGTAGGACTTGCCAAAGTTCAAGCGAACCAAAGGCTCACCAGACTTGCCACCTTTACCCTTACGGATAAACCATCCTGTTTCTTGGATGTTATCATCCCTGTAGATTACAGGCTTGTATCCCTGTAGCTTTAGCTTGATAGCTGTAGCAATTAATTTTACAGCAGTAAAACCACCAGAGATTTTTTCTCCCTTAGGAAGATCGTCAAAGTTAAATGTAAGCATATGAATGCTCCTTTCATGTTAGTGTCCCAATGTTGGGACTGTTGGTTTATGTATTACAGTTATATAATACTTTCACTAAAGTATCAAGTATTATATTAACTGTATACTTTAACTGAAGGTTTGCCTTCAGCCGTAGTTGTCAGCCAGATAGACCCTACCTCACTAACTGGTTCACCATTGTCTACATAGACAAAGGTATCGTTCTTATAAGGGTTATAGGTCACAGACCTACCCTCATCATGGTAGAACTTGGGACTAATCCAGATTTCTGGATACCATCCCTCTGCAAATGCATGGACGTTCTTCTTCCCTTCGAGAAGTACACGCTGTCTGCCACCCTGACGGACATTAAAACTGCCCACCAGTAGGAACAGTTCTGGCTGTCTGCCAACAACCAAGCCTGTCTGTCTATCTTGGATAGACCATTGACCTTTGTGTAAGTTCCAATATGCTCTTGCATTTATGTCCATTAAGCTACTCCCTTCTGACGTAGTCTCTGTTTACGGACAAGCCTTCTCTCTCTCAAGAGAGAGTGCTTATCTCTTCTATCTGTCCCAACGTTGGGACTGTTTGGTTTCTTATTAACTTTTTCAAAGTTACTATTACTTTGCATTTGCCTTCTCCTTGATGTGACCCATATGTGTATACATATCTCTGGCATCTTTCTGATACTCATTCAATTTCTTGAATGCTCTCAATAGATGGACTACGTCCATATCTCTGACAGGAATATATCTATTCTTTGAATCAGAGTAGTATGCTCCGTCATACTCTCTGTCTGAATGATAATGACGAATGTCATACATATCCTCTGGTAGTTTCTCAACTACCTCTAATATTTTTAAGATATCTTTTACTCTCATATTTAAACTCCGTTTAATGTTCAGACAGATGTACTATCTGAGTTCTGTTAATAGTCTTCTGTGAAAAGCATCCTGCTTTACACACACTGCAATGTCCAGACAATTTCTTGTGTGTCTTAGGACACAAGAACATTCTCTGCTTATAGACAGGATCTTCGATCATGTCATCATCACCAAAGAACATGATGTTCCAATTACTGTCAATCAAAGATTGCCACTCATCCTTCGTATTAGAAGGATCAAGAGAAGCATTGACAGCTACGTTAGGCAATGGCATTAGCTCAATCTCTATAAGAGATTTCAGTAATGTATTTCTCCAAGCTCTAGTAGGTAGCCAGATAATACTATCTGGAGCTTCAAGAGCCATCTCTTTGATACGATAGATATCAGAGATATCTTTGATACCTTCACCTCTGGTGCAAGCTCTGACTCTCTTGGTCTGCTTCTTTCTTTTAGAAAGCCAAGAGTAGAAGCTAGATCTGATCTCCTCTGGAGTCATCTTCTGCCAGACTGTTTCACATCTGTCATCTCTGACAGACATATTAGGATACATTCTGTACAACTTTACGTTGTAACAAGTTGTATCACAGTAGTCAGTTCTATGATCACAAGTTCCCTTGTGATTCTCTGTGTCATTGATAGGTCTGTCCCAAGCAAACATATCAATGTCATCACAATATCTGAATAGGTCAGAATATTCTTTGGTAGTAACTGTCATTTTAACTCCGTTAATTTGTCCCAACGTTGGGACTGCTTCAGTTCAAGTAATATATTTATTTACTTCACTCATACTGAGTGAATAAATATATTAGGTTACATATAATAAGATTGTCAAGCCAATAAATATGGCAAGACATCCAAAGATGTCTTCAAATGATATCATGTTTAATCTCCGATTAAAGTTTAAAACCACCACTCAACCAGTAGCAATAAGCTACTGGAAGAGCAACTAAAATTATTATGGATAATAATTCAATCATCCATCTGTTCCAGTTTTACTGGAAGAAGCATCATCAAACATATTGAAAATATGTTCAAGCACTTCATCTTTATCAAACCCAAGTTTGATAGAGAGCTTGTAAACATACTCAGCAAACTCTAAAGAGTTCTGAGGAACTTTAACCTTCTGAACCTTCTTAGGTTCATCTGTAGTCCCAACGTTGGGCTTCTCATCAACCTTAGTTGATGGTTTAGCAGATGATTTATCATCTGTCTTCTCAACCTTGGGTTGAGTTTCAAACTTGAATGCTTTCAGCATTGCTGTTAGGGAAGTGAAAGCAATCTGTTGCTTTCTCTTTTTGACAACTCTACCTTTGAGCCATTCTTGAATGGCATCAAAGTTTCTGTAAAGCTGTAAGCTTTCACTTCTTCTCTGAGAAGCAACTTTGTTCATCGAGGTTGCTTGCAACCTTTCTGATGATATTCTGCCATTCTCACTCTCTAGAGTGAGTTCATTTATCAACTTACCAAGTTGGTAAGCTAAACCATTAAAGACAACGTCTTTAGTGTTAGCCTTCTCAAGGCTACCTATTCTGTCTTTCTCTAGCTTGGCTAGAGCAGAACCTCTCTCTTCAAGAGTTCCAGTAAAGTTTTCGAAAGCTGTTGTTGTTTGATTTGGCATTATATTAACTCCTATTTTATATACCCTTTTACCTAAAGGACAAGGGTTATAAAATGGGAGTATATAAGTAGTCCCAAGGTTGGGATACGTTAGTTGTTTACAACTAAACTGTGCATCGGCTCTTCATTTTCTCCTCAATTCTTTAGAATTGCAGACTTTTACAAGCTCCAGTTGCTTGCAACTGATGTGATAACAGTTGTTTACTAGAAATATATGCTTATATTTCAGTAACTTACACTACCTATGGTAGTGATTTGCTTGTTTCTGATCTTGACCAAGTCTTCGAATCATAAGACTGCATGACTGCCCTATAGGGGCAGGGGGCAGAGCAGGGGTAGGCGTTATATGCATGTACAAATACACAGATCAGGAATTTTGAGTGTTAACCACTTTTAGATATATGCAGAGACTGCTGCCAAATATTTGACTAAAGCGGCTAAGATTACATTTGACATGAAACACAATACATGGTATAATTATATATAACTAGTTTTAAGAGAACATATAAAGTGATACACTTAAATGTTTATTCATTAAAAATAAATTTACACTTATATGATACATTCTAAATGTACGTAGATAGATATTTCTCCGTATAATAAAAAAATTATTGACAATGAGCAAAAAATCCGTAAAACTATACACAGATAATGTCATAGAAGCATTCTATGATGCTGTTGCAAATAACAACCTTGATAAACTTCACATACCTCACAGTGATGTATTCTACGTAAGAGCTGCAGTGGAAGCCCACTATGGCAGATCCTTTACTTTAAAAGAAGTTGAAGATGCTATGATAGCTGAAGGTTGGTCAGAGAATAAGGATCTACAGGAGGAAGTATAAATGGCATTTGGTAAAGTTGTAAAAGCAGCACTAAAGAAGAAAAAACCTAAGAAGAAAACAGTTAAGGTAGACGCAGCAGAAAAAAAGCCTATTCAAAAAAGACAATTTAAAAAAGATTATGAAGTAGATATAGGTAAGCCTAATCCTACAGATAGTAAGATACGTGATATGCCCCAAAGAAAAGTCCGGGGTACTTCAGGTAGAGCTGCAGACGCAGGATCTGACCCTATCGTAGTAGGATCAAAGTCTATGCCAAGCTTTGCTGATGTTAATGCTGCATCAGGTGCTAAAAAATCTAAACAAAAACTTAAGCTTCAAAAACTTGCTGATGATGGAAACAAAGTTGCTGCGGCTACATTAAAAAAAATAAAGAAGGCAGAAGCCCAAGCTGAAGATGATAGGAATAGAAAAAGTGCTATAGGCAGAGCAGGAACAAAGAAAGTTCCAGATGGTACTTATGTGCATAAAGAGAATGGTTTAACCTATGACATAGATTCTTCTGATGTAAGAGTAAAGAAACTTCCAGAAGATATAGAAAACTACTATAGAAATCCTACACCTAATCAATTAAACCAAGTTGCTAGAAATATAGCAGCTAGGCGAAACATTAAGAAACAAGGGGAAGATCAAAAGGCGGCTATCAAAAGATTGGAGATTCAACTTACAAATAAAATAAATAGAGAGAAAGGAAGAGATGTAGGAATAGACATCAAAAAAGGACTCACAGATGCTGAGAAGAAAAAATTAGGGCTAAAACAAGGAGGAATGGCTATGAAGAAAAAAGGTTACGCTAAAGGTGGAATGACTAAGAAGAAAAAAGGTATGGCACGAGGGGGTGCTATGAAGAAAAAAGGTATGGCAATGGGGGGACTCAAGAAACCTGCTGCAGGACAAGCAGGACTTAAGAAGTTACCTACTACTGTACGCAATAAAATGGGTTATGCCAAGAACGGTGGCATGATGAAAAAGAAGGGCATGGCTAAAGGTGGCATGAAGAAGAAGGGCTACGCAATGGGTGGTATGAAAACTACTTATAGAGTTGGTGGCATGGTCAAAGGAAAAATGTACGGAAGTGTTGACAATAAAAAGAAGAAGTAGTATAATAGCTCCATAAACAATGGAGTATATATATGGCATTTTTACAAAGCAACATTCCCTATTTTAAAGCTTGGGTAAGACGAGAGTACACCTGTAACTTTGATCAGTATCATGGTGAGTTCTTACACTGCATGGTTGTAGCAGTAACTACAATGCCTAACAGATCACTCAGCTTTCAAGTAATATTTACTGGCTGTGAATCTGATGACACTGATGAGCCAAATGTACACGGTGGTGCTATGTGGGCGAGAATGCCCATCACAGCCCTAGTAGGAGACACTCCTTACGAACAGTGGGCTGAAGAGATGCCACCGTACATTGCTCAACCTTGGGACTGTATGTCGCATGATCACAGTGTATATGTATTAGACAGAGCCACACCTGCACCTTGGATAGCTAAAGTTGACGGTGAGTTCTACCCTGCTAAGTATTACTTTACTGTAGACTACACTAACCACGAAATAGCTGACGATCCTGCCCAACACAAGCAGTCTCATGTACTAGAACTGATGGATGCAGGTAAGTATACAGGCAATATAGTAGCATTACCAAACAACAGAGTCAGAGTGACCCATCCTGCATGGTTTGAAACAGGAGAAGGACCACCAGACTTTAGACCTTCTCAAAGAATTTTCCATTCAAAACAAGAAACGGAATATGTGTGGGATACCCAAAGGGTGTTTAACAACCTATATGAGGACAATCATGGTAGCAAAGGCAAAGGCAACAATAAAAAAGGTAACAACAGGGCTAAAAAAAGCTAGTAAGCTCCACGCAGGTCAGGCAAAAGCTCTATCAGCTATAAAACTAAGCAAGGGTGGTAGCACTGTTAATAAAGCAGGTAACTATACCAAGCCCGGAATGAGAAAAAGAATGTTCTCAGCCATAAAAGCAGGGTCAAAGGGTGGTAATCCCGGACAGTGGTCTGCAAGAAAGGCACAATTACTAGCATCACGGTACAAAAAAGGTGGTGGGGGCTACAAGTAATGGCTGACCCTAAGGTTGGCACAGGCAAAAAGCCTAAAGGAAGTGGGCGAAGACTCTACACGGATGAAAATCCTAAGGATACAGTAAGTATTAAGTTTGCTACGGTAGAAGATGCAAAGAAAACTATTACAAAAGTTAAAAAGATTAACAAACCCTATGCGAGGAAGATACAAATCCTCACCGTTCTTGAACAACGAGCTAGGTTTGCAGGAAAAACTGAGCAAGCTGCCCTTGCAAAGAAGACAAAAGAACAATTAAGGAGACAACATGGCACTAGCAAAAAGTCAAAGAAGTCTTAAGTCGTGGTCAAAGCAAAAATGGAGAACAAAAAGTGGTAAGCCAAGTAAACAAACTGGAGAACGCTATCTTCCAACAGCTGCAATCAAGGCTCTATCACCCCAAGAGTACGCAGCAACAACTAAAGCTAAAAGAAAAGGCAAGGCAGCAGGAAAACAATTCGTTAAACAACCTAAAGGCATCGCTAAAAAAACGAGAAGTTATAGAAAAGTTACATAATGTAGGATACTTTGAATAATGGCTACTACGGATACAGCTAAATATTTTACAAATGCAAAAGACCTTTCAGCAACATCTGGTGGGGCTAGTGGTGATGTAATATATACATGTCCTGCTAATTTTATTTCGCTTATAAAGTTTTTACACGTATCTAGTGGTGCAAGTGGTGCAAAAAAATACAGTCTTCAATGGTATGAAGCTGCAACAACTACTTATCATTTTATTATAGATGAACATAGTGTAGCAGGTAATGGTATTGAAGAAGTCGTAGAAGGTGGTGCATATCTTGCATTAGCTGCAGGTGATAAAATTGTAGGGTTTGAAGAGTCTGGCTCAGACTTTCACGTAATTGTGTCTGGCGAAGAACATTTTCAGACTGCATAACATAGGATAATTTAAAAATGATAGTTAAAGCATGGTTTATAGTAGCAATAATGTCTGGTGTATATACAGACGGAACTAAAGACATCTTTATATTTAAGCACCCATTAGACCACGGACACTTTCACAATGCGGCTATGTGTCAAAGATTTATAGGAGAGCATCCTTTTAAACTTGCGAAAGCACTAATCAACCAGTATGGCAAAAGACCACCAGAACAACTTATGTGTGTACCAGAAGATACTGTAAGATTGTTTATGGAACAGGGTGGTAAACGTGGAGAACCTACCTAGTGTTATATGAACCTACCTGTGAAGTTTGTGGGCATCACATTGAAGATGATAAATGTGAGTATTGTAAACAAACAGGAGAAAATGGCGATTGGGTAAAGGAAGTTATAAAGGATAAAGATAAAGATGACTCCAGAGACACTTGACAAATGGCGAATACTTCCAAGACTGATGATGCTAGTTATGACAGGCGTTTACATTCGTTGTATAGAATGGGCTTTGAGTCTTGGACCAGAGATGACTACACAACAAGCAGGACTAGTATCCGTGATTACTGGGGCGATGACAGGGTCTTTCGCCATATGGATGGGAGCAGAGAAGTCCGAACCCAAAAGAATGGAGAGGGAAGAACGATGAGAAAGTATTTAAAAAGACTATGGTGTGCATTGTTAAATAAGAAGTGTCATGACGATTGTGACTGCGTATAATGATAGGAACTATACTTAGCTCCGTATCTACTTTAGCGTCATCCTATATAGAAGGCAAGACAGCCATACAAAAGGCTGAAGCTACTATAAGGATGAAAGAAGCAACAGGTGAGATTGATTGGGACTTAGCTGCTATGAGGGCATCCCAAAGCTCGTGGAAGGACGAATGGCTGACTTTGCTTTTCAGTATTCCTCTGGTACTGAGCTTCATGGGTGAGTGGGGTAGGGGCATAGTAGCAGATGGCTTTACTGCACTCGCAGGTATGCCACAATGGTATCAGATAGCTTTAGGAGCTATTGTAAGTGCGAGCTTTGCCACACGGTCTGCTAGTAAATTATTTAACATGAGGAAAAAGTAATGGCATTTAAGTTATCAAATAGAAGTTTAGGAAAATTAAAAGGAGTAAATCCTTTAATGATAGACACAGTAAAACGTGCCATTGAAGTGAGTTCCGTAGACTTTGGAGTGATCTATGGAGTGCGTTCTGTTGAAGAGCAAAAGAAGCTCTATGATGCAGGACGATCACAGACTATGCGCAGCAAACACCTTTTACAGCAAGACGGCACAGCACATGCTGTCGATTTAATGGCTTATGATGGTAGCGACCCAAGTTGGGATATTGTGATGTATGATGATATAGCAGACGCAATGAAAGAAGCAGCGTTAGAAACTGGAGCTAAAATTTGTTGGGGCGCTGCATGGCATATAGATGATATAGCCAAATGGGATGGCACTATGGAGCAAGCGATGAACGCTTATGTAGACTTACGTAGGAGTTCTGGACGTAGACCATTTATTGATGGTCCTCATTTTCAACTGACAACATGACATCAAAGGTACGTAAAACAAAAAAAGATTCCATGAAAGGAATGTCTGTTAAAAGTGGAGATAAAAGACCCACTAAACAGGGTGCAGGTATGACTGCAAAAGGAGTAGCAAAGTATAGAAGAAGAAATCCGGGATCTAAACTACAAACAGCAGTTACAGAAAGTAAACCTACAAGTAAAGCTAGAGCAGCAAGAAGAAAGTCTTTTTGTGCTAGAAGTGCAGGGCAAATGAAAAAGTTTCCAAAAGCTGCTAAAGATCCAAACAGTAGACTACGACAAGCTAGAAGAAGATGGAAGTGTTAATATGTTAATATTAAAAAAAAATAGAGAGGATTTATTATGGCAGGACCACTAATACCAGTTGCACTGATGGCAGCATTAAAAGCAGGAAAAGCTGCTACACCATTAATTAAAAAATATGGAGCAAGTCTTGTAAGAGCTGCAACTAAAAAACTTCAAACAAGAAGTAAAGCTGATACTAAAAGATTATATGATGCCCAAGCAAAAATTAGAGAGATGGCAAAGAAAGAAAAAATGCGTGTATCCACTTTTAAACAAAAAAATCCAAAAAATCCTGCAGTTAAAACTGTACGTAGTATATTAAATAAAAAACCTCAAGGGGGGTTTAGACATGCCGATGGTGAACTGAAAGGACCACCTCCCGGTGGTTATAATAGGTTTGGTAGTATGATGAAAGAATTACGTAAAGAAATGAAATAATGACTAGACAACTTACAGAAAAACAACAGAAGTTCTTAGATGTGCTATTTGATCAGGCAGGTGGTGATATAGGTTCTGCTATAAAGCTTGCAGGATACGCAGAGGGTGTAAGTCCTTCTCAGATGGTTACAGCTTTGAAAGAAGAGATACTAGAAGCTACACAAACATATATGGCACGTAATGCACCAAAGGCTGCAGTAGCTATAACAAGTAGTTTAGACGATCCTACACAGTTAGGTATACGAGATAGAATGACAGCTGCAAAAGAGTTATTAGATAGAACTGGTTTAATTAAAACAGAAAAAGTACAGGTAGAAACTACAGGTGGTGTAATGCTCATGCCACCTAAGGACAGTGAATGAGAAACAGATCACTAGGCAAATGGAAACTACCACAGCCTACAGATTTAAAAGACGATAACGAATGGATGCCCATACCACGTATTGCACGAACAGTACCGTTTGGATATGAGTTAGACCCCGAAGATAATAATTTATTAAAGCCTATAAAGATAGAGTTAGATTTACTAGAGCAAGCAAGAAAATATATAAAACAATACTCTTATAGAGAAGTTGCTAACTGGTTGTCTAAAAATAGTGGCAGAGATATATCTCATGTAGGTCTAATGAAAAGATTAAAGAATGAGCGAAAACGAAAGAACAAAGCTATCAGCTTACGCAAGTGGGCAGACTATGCCCAAAAGGCGATCCAGAAAGCCGAAGAAATCGAAGAAAGTAGAACAGGAGCAAAGCAAGAGCCAGAAAGCTCCCTTGCTTGAACAGGAACTTTTACCTATAGAGGAAACTCGTAATGTTATCTTTCAACCAAACGAAGGACCACAAACAGAGTTTCTAGCAGCAAACGAAAGAGAAGTTCTATACGGAGGATCAGCAGGAGGGGGTAAGTCCTACGCAATGTTAGCCGATCCTTTGCGTTACATGGGACACCCATCATTTAGTGGCTTACTACTGCGTCACACCACAGAAGAGTTAAGAGAACTTATATTTAAAAGTCAAGAACTCTACCCTAAAATTTGGAAGGGTATTAAGTGGTCAGAACGAAAGATGCAGTGGGTAGCACCATCAGGTGCAAGACTATGGATGTCCTACCTTGATAGAGATGACGATGTCCTACGATATCAAGGTTTAGCGTTTAGTTGGATAGGATTTGACGAACTTACACAATGGGGTACACCATTCGCTTGGAACTACATGAGATCACGTTTAAGATCTACATCACCCGATCTACCTGTGTATATGAGAGCTACAACAAACCCCGGAGGACGAGGACACCACTGGGTAAAGAAGATGTTTATTGACCCTTCACCGTATAATATTTCATTCAATGCCACCGACATCGAATCAGGTGAGGAACTTAAATACCCTGCAGGACACAGTAAAGCAGGACAGCCACTATTCAAACGTAGGTTTATACCTGCTCGACTTACAGATAACCCTTAT